AAAAAATTGAGGGTTCTACAAATAATTATTTAATTACTACAAATGGTGTAGCGGTTACACTAGTATATGTAGATGGAACTCGAGGTTGGAAGTTAGTAGACACAGGAGAAGCTTCTAGTTTTCCTCAAGTAGCATTGTTTACAGCAGCTACGGGTGGAACTGTTACAACTTGTGGAAATTATAAAATTCATACATTCACAGGTCCTGGAACTTTTTGTGTATCTAGCGTAGGAAACTCTCCTTCTAATCCAGCGGGTGGTCCAAATAATGCAAGTTTTTTAGTTTTAGCTGGTGGTGGTGGAGGCGGTGCAGCTTATGGAACTGGTTCTGGTGGTTCTGGTGGTGGTGCTGGAGGACATAGAACTGACTTTCCAACTACAGATGGTACACTACCTTTATCAATATCAGCTTACCCAATTACAGTAGGTGGTGGTGGAAAAAAAGGAGAGTTTACTTATACTCCTCCTAACCCAGCTGGTGTAAATGGAAGTGACTCAATTTTTTCAACAATTACCTCTGCAGGAGGTGGTCGTGGTGGTGGTGTTTCTGATTCAGGAGGTCCTGGCACGAATGGTGGTTCTGGTGGTGGTACTGCGTGTAATGGTAATGGTTTAGGTTCAGGTAATACTCCACCTGTTAGTCCCCCTCAAGGTAATCCAGGATATTCAGCTAACTCACTTGCTTTTACTGGTGGCGGTGGCGGTGGCGCTGGTGGTGCAGCAACTTCTCCAACAGGAGGACCTGGTTCAGCAAATTCAATTACAGGATCATCTGTTACAAGAGGTGGTGGTGGTGGATCTGGTTTATTAGTTGGTGGCCCTGTTTCAAATCCAAACATAGGTCCGGGTGGACCTGGAGGTGGTGGAGATGGTGGCCCTACTTCAGCAGGACCTGGAGTAGCTCAAAGAGGTGGTAATGGTTCTACTAATTTAGGTGGTGGAGGTGGTGGTGCTACTGCATTATGGGGAACTAATCCATCTGGTGGATGTGGTGGTAATGGTGGTTCAGGTATAGTAATAATAAGATACAAATTCCAGTAGTTGAATGATTAAAATTTATAATATATAATAGGAGTTAATTATGGCACATTTTGCAAAACTCGGAGCGAACGGAAAAGTTATTCAAGTATTAACACTTGATAACAAAGATATGGAAAACGCTGATGGTGTTGAAGATGAATCAGTAGGTCAACAATATTTAGAAACACACAATAATTGGCCTGCACAAATGTGGATTCAAACGTCTTATAATACAACACGAAATACACATAGTTCGGGTGACAATTCAAAAGCGTTTAGAGGTAACTACGCAGGTATAGGTTATATTTGGGATGAAGATAATAATATATTTTGGCCAAAAAAACCTTATCCATCATGGGTAAAAAATACAACAGATGCTAGATGGCAATCACCAATCGGTGATGCTCCTGCATTAACTGCAGAACAAGAATCACAAAATGAAGCCTTTACTCATTCTTGGTCTTATGTTTGGAATGAAGATAACACAACTTGGGATTTGACAGACTCTAAAGCATAATTTATATAGGGTGGTGGTATGCAAAAGAATGTTTTAAGTGAACAAAGTTTATACTTTGGTGATGTAAATATGCCAAAAGGTTTTGAGATAGACCAAAAAAAACTTACTAACGATATTTTACAATCCTCATTTACTAATAAACAATTTCCATTTTCAAGAACTTGGGATATGTTGAATACTTATATGAGAGATTATATTGGTCTTGAATATAATATTGCTTTAATTAATAAAAATTCTTGGGGTGCTATATATAAACCAAATCAAATATCTAAACCTTTATTAAATATTGATCCAGTAGATCTTCGAAACTCACCTGATTTTACAATGCTTTATGGAGTTAAAGTTGATAAGTGTTGGGTAAGAATACATTTTGATGACAATAGACGTAAAGGAAGAAGTTGGGACATAGAACTTACAAATAATAAATTTATAATGTTTCCATCTACAAATATGTATATTGTATCGAATGATCAGAAAGATAGTTTGAATTTTGTTCAAACAATTACCTATGAATATATCTAATTATTATTGGCATTTTCCTTCAGCACTTACACCAAAGTTTTGTGACGATGTAATAGCTTATGCAAATTCACAAGAAGAAGTAATGGCTAGAACAGGTGGTTATGGTGATAAAAAATTAAAAAAAGAAGAAATAAAAGATTTAAAAAGAAAAAGAAACTCTGATTTAGTTTGGTTAAATGATACTTGGATATACAAAGAATTACATCCGTATGTGCACGAAGCAAATAGAAATGCTGGTTGGAACTTTGATTGGGAAAGATCCGAATCTTGTCAGTTTACAAAATATAAACACAATCAATATTATGATTGGCATTGTGATAGTTGGGATAAACCTTATGACAGGAAAGACCCAAACCATCCAGAGCACGGCAGAATTAGAAAACTATCTATGACTTGTCAGTTAACAGATGGTTCAGAATATAAAGGTGGTGAGTTAGAATTTGATTTTAGAAACTACGATCCACATATGAGAGATGAAAGTAAACATTTAAGAAAAGCAAAAGAGATTTTACCTAAAGGTTCTATTATTGTTTTTCCTTCATTTGTGTGGCATAGAGTTAAACCGGTAACATCAGGCACAAGATATAGTCTTGTTGTTTGGCATTTAGGAAGGCCTTTTAAATAATATGTATATTAATAATTACTTTAACACGACTATTTGGTCAGAACAAAAACCAGAGTTTATTAAGTCATTAAACAAAGCTTCTAATAAATATATTAAAGCTGCTAGAAATTTTCCAGAAGCTAAAACACATATAAAAAAACACGGTGACTTTGGAAGATCATATCATTCAACACCACTTACAACTGACAATGACTTTTTAGATTTTAGAAATTACATTGGTCAAAAGTCTTGGGAATATTTAGATCATCAAGGTTTTGATATGCAACAGTATACAACTATGTTTAGTGAGATGTGGGTACAAGAGTTTGCTAAAAAAGGTGGTGGACATCACAATGCACATATACATTGGAACCAACACGTATCGGGTTTTTACTTTTTAAAGTGTAGCGATAAAACATCATACCCTGTATTTCACGAACCAAGAACAGGTGCAAGAGCTACAAAATTAAAAATGAAACCAAATCAAAAAGGTGTGTGGCCAGGTTCAGAACTTATTCACTTTAGACCTATACCTGGTACATTATTTATCTTTCCAGGATTTTTAGAACACGAGTTTAGTGTAGACTTTGGAATAGAACCATTTAGGTTTATACATTGGAATATACAAGCAGTGCCAAAAGAAATGGCAAAAGATGTTTAAAAAGAAAAAATATACAGTTATACGTCAAGCAATATCAAAAGACCTAGCTAGCTTTGTTGCAAATTATTTTATGATGCAGAAACAAGTTTATGATACTTGTAGAAACGCTAGATACATTTCACCCTTTGAAAATATTATAGGTTACTACGAAGGTAAAGACGAACAGATACCAGAAACTTACAGTCAGTATTCTAATATAGCTATGGAAACTTTAATGCTTAAATGCCAACCTAAAATGGAAGAAGTAACAGGGTTAAAATTATATCCAGCATATACTTATGCAAGAATCTATAAAAAAGGTGATGAATTAAAAAGACATAAAGACAGATTTAGTTGTGAGATATCTACTACTATGAATTTAGGTGGTGATGATTGGCCAATATATTTAAGCCCAAATGAAAACGTAGGTATACCAAATGGTAAGGATATTACTCGAGCAAGTAAAGCCAAAGGTGTTAAAGTAGATTTGAAACCAGGAGATATGTTGGTTTATTCTGGATGTGAATTAGAACATTGGAGAAATAAATTTAAAGGTAAAGAATGTGTACAAGTTTTTTTACATTATAATAATCGTAAAACACCAGGTGCAAAGGACAATATGTTTGATAAAAGACCTCATCTAGGTCTTCCTTCATGGTTTAAGCGATGATATAATTCTTAGATGGAGGCAGGGCACCACCACATACCCCCTGTCTCCTTTTAAGGATATATTATATGTTAGGTATTACAGCTTTATCACAGTCCCCGATAGCTTCTTTAGGAGGAACTAATGCTAGTGTAGCCGTTACAGGTTTACAGCTAACTAGTTCTATTGGTGCTTCAACTGTAGTAGCAAATGCAAATGTAAATGTCACAGGATCTCAATTAACGGGATCAGTAGGCAGTACAAGTAATGATGTAATTACAGAAGTACCAGTAACTGGATCTCAGTTAACAATGTCTATGGGAGAAGAATCTCTTGTAGGTAATGCAACAATATCGGTTACAGGATCTCAATTAGGTTTATCTCTTGGTACTTACTCTGTAAGTGCTGGTGGTAGTGTAAGTATTATTGTTACTGAGCATGATTTAACAATGACAGCTGGTGCAATACCAACTGTTACAGGAGATGCAAATGTAAGTGTAACTGGTGTTCAAGGAACATTATCACTTGGAGAAGAACAAGTTGAATTAATTAATGAAGTAAACTTAACAGGAATTTCTGCAGCGACTTCTGTTGGGTCTGTAGTAGCTGTCCCTGGAGTGGACGTTTTAGTTACAGGGATACAAATGACATTTAGTATAAACAGCCCATTAGTAACAGCATGGTCTAATGTAGATCCAGATGTAACTAACACCTGGACTGAAGTAAATAAAGGAGTTTCTAACACTTGGACAGAAGTTGATAAGGCAGCTTAAAAAGTGTATAATACAAAATTATGGCATCAACATTTTCGTCAGATCTTAAACTAGAACTTATGGCTACCGGTGAGAATGCCGGTACTTGGGGAACTAAAACAAATACAAATCTAGAACTTGTTCAACAAGCAATAGCAGGTTTTGAATCTATAACTTTATCAAGCGGTTCTACTACAGCCTTAGTGATGAGTAATGCATCTATTTCTACTGCAAGAAATATGGTAATTAAATTTGCAACAATTACATTATCAGGAGCAACCACAGTAACAATACCAGACTCTATAGAAAAATTTTATATATTCGATTGCAGATTAATTACTAATCCAACAAACCTTACGATTAAAACTGCATCGGGAACTGGATTTACAACAGATGCTTCAAAAATTTATGCAGCATATGCTGATGGTACAAACTTAAATGAGGTATCACTAGATACATTAGGTGGTACAATAGGTACAACTTCAATTGCTGATGATGCAGTTAACAACGATAAAATTGCTGATGATGCAATTCAAAGCGCACAACTAGCAGATAATGCAGTTTTGACCGTCAACATTTCTAATGCAAATGTAAGCACAGCTAAGATTGCAGATAATGCAGTGACTGCCGATAAATTACAAAGAAAATTTACAATAAGTACATCTTCCCCATCAGGAGGTAGTGATGGAGACATTTGGTTTAAATATTCAACATAGGAGTTTAGATGGCTAATACCTATGCTAAAGTTTCAGGAACATTCGAAGAAATAGATAACGCATACGGAAAAGTATCAGGTACTTGGCAAGAAGCAGATGAAATCTATGGTAAAGTTTCTGGAGTTTGGAAACTAGTCTTTGCAGCATTCACTCCAGGTTCTATTCAAGAATTAAATTCTGGCTCTGGAACTTTTGCAGTTCCTCAAGGTGCTAACGCAATTCATATACAATCTAGTGTTGGTGGTGGTGGAGGTGGAGTTACAGGAGCTGATTATGATAAAGCTGGTGGTGAATCTGCAGGAGCAGGAGGTGGTTCGGGTGCTTTTATATCAGATAAAATATTTTCTGTAACTGCAGGTGAAACATTAACTTATGCTGTAGGTTCTTCAGGTAATCCAGGTAACAGTGGATCAACTTTTACTGGTGGAGGGGGAGGTTCAAGTGGAGGAAGCACAACATTATCAGGTTCAACAGCAGGAGCAATATTTACATTATCTGGAGGAGGAGCAGCATCTTATTCAGGTGGAGGAGTTAAAGGACCTCTAAGATCTAATACTGCAGGGGCTGCAGGTTCAGCTACTATTAATGGTACTGCAATTACGTCTGGAACTTTTAGAGATTCTGACGGCACTACAAAAAATGTAACAACACTAACAAGTGGTCCCGTTGGGTCTTTTAATCAATCGGGTAACGGTCTTGTGGGTTCTAATAATGGCAACTGTGGTGGAGATAACTGTAGAATTGGTGGGTCTCAAGGTGCTGATTCTTATGGAGCAGGTGGTATTAATGGTGGTGCTGGAGGATCTTCCTCTGGTGCAGGTACAAATGGAAGTGCAGGTGTAAGAGGATCTGGTGGTGGAGGTGGAGCTGCTCAGGTTAATGGAGGAAATACAGATGGTGCTGCTGGTGGTAATGGAGAAATATTTTATAGATTTTTAAGAGTGCAATAATTGTTTTTAAAACCACAAAAAATAATATTTAATTCAATACTTCACAGATATAAGTTACAAGATATAAAACCTAATCAATCTAATAATAATCAAAAACTTATAGATCAACTAGAAATTGATATAAAACTTAATGGTTTGTTATGCCCATTGGTTGTTAATAATGGTGTTTTGATAGATGGTCACCATAGATACGAAGCTATTAAAGATTTTTGTACAGAAACACTTGTTTATGTGGTAAAGGATAATGATATGGAAAAATTATTATCTAAACTAAATAGTTATATTTGGTTTGATTACCAAGGTAAACTTGATGGAGACAGCTAGAATATTAGGATCCATTATAGGTATATCAAAATTAAATAATTTTGAAAAAATAAATAAAGAACTAATACCTGTAATTGAAAAAGATATTTGTCCTCCAGAGTATAGGAATAGATACTATGAGTCACATCAAACAGGTTTTTCTTTTACTTCTGATAAAGCAGGACAATTAGATTCTTTTGAATCTTTATATGGTGATCAATTACAATTAAATAAAAAATTTGATCTTTTTTTTAATGAGCTTAAAACAAACTTAAATATATTTTTAAAAAATTTAAAGTATAAAAATGTTGATTATTTTATAACAAAATCATGGGTAGCATACACAGATAAAGGTGACCATATATCGGCTCACGATCATGGAGCTAGCCATTTTAGTTTTGTTTACTATGTACTTAAAAATAAAAATCATTCTTCTCTTACATTTTATGAGCCAACTCAAAGATTCTATATGCCAGAAGCAACAGAATGGAATGATCAAAATCATCAAAACTTAATAATAAATAACGAGCCTGGTCAATTAATTATATTTCCTAGTTCACTTAAACATGGAACACAAAAAACAGAAGAAAAGTCACCACGTATATCAATAAGTGGAGATATTATTATGACATCTCAAAAAAACAAAGTGAGTGAGATTTTAATACCTAACCCTGCTACTTGGATGAAGCTCTAAAATGATGTAAAATGGCTTATGCCTTTAACAAACGTAACTATTCGACCAGGAATAAATAAAGCAGATACTCCTTCAGGAGCAGAAGGTCAATGGATAGATGGTGACTTTGTAAGATTCAGATATGGTCAACCAGAAAAAATTGGTGGCTTCACAGCTATTGGTCAAGAAACTATCGCAGGACCAACACGTGCTCAACATACTTGGACAGATTTAGAAGGAAATAAATATGCTGCACTTGGCACTTCTAAAGCTTTGTATATTTATTTTGAAGATAAATTTTATGATGTAACTCCTTTAGAGACAGCTATAACAGGTGCAACTTTTACATCTACAAATGGATCAGATATTGTAACAGTAAATAAATCAAGTCACGTTCTTGAAGTTGGAGATTATATTACATTTACATCCGTAACAGTACCAGGACAAGCTACTACGCTTAATGGAAGTATAAATAATTCTGTTACCACAATTACGCTGACAAGTTCTACAGGTTTTTCTGCAGCAGGTACTGTAAGAATTGGCGATGAATTAATTACATATACAGGAAAGTCTTCAAACGATTTAACAGGATGTACTAGAGGTACAAATAGCACTACTGCATCATCTCATTCAAGTGGTGCAGCTGTTAGAGAAGCAACTGTCACAAGATATAACACTACAGATTTTACTGGTTTTACTTTTGAAGTATTATCTACAGCTACTAATTCGTTTACTATTAAAATGGCTACAACTGAAACAGGAACAGGAATGTCTTCTGCAGGGGGAGCTTCAATAAATCCTTATGAAGAAATAGGTCCAACAATTCAAACATATGGTTATGGTTGGGGTACAGGCACATGGAGTAGGGGGACTTGGGGATCAGCTACAACAAGTTCTTCAGTTATACTTGATCCTGGTACATGGTCTTTAGATAATTTTGGACAACAATTAATAGCAACAGTAAAAGACGGTAAAACATTTGTTTGGAATCCAGGTGTTTCAAATCCATTGGAACAAAGAGCAGTAATAATGACAGGTGCTCCGACAGCATCAAGGTTAACAATAACTTCAGATAGGGATAGACACGTTGTTCATTTTGGAACTGAAACAACTATTGGGGATTCTACCACACAAGATCCTATGTTTATTAGATTTAGTGATCAAGAAAACTTTAGCGTTTATCAGCCTACCTCTGTAAATACTGCAGGTACATTTAGACTTGATACAGGTAATAAAATTGTAGCAGCAGTATCTGGTAAAGATTATAATTTGATTTTAACAGACCAAGCAGCATACACTATGCAGTTTGTAGGACCACCATTCACTTTCTCCATTAGACAAGTGGGTTCAAACTGTGGATGTATTGGTCAGCACGCAACTGTATATGCAGATGGTAAAGTATTTTGGATGGGAGCTGGCGGTGGTTTTTTTGTATTCGATGGTACCGTTAAATTACTTCCTTCACTTGTTGAAGATTTTGTATTCACGACCACCGGATCAAATATAGGAATAAACTATTCATCTAATGAAATTATATATGGGTCACATAATTCATTATTTAACGAAATAATTTGGTTCTATCCAGCAGGTACTCCTTCAGGTAATCCTGCTGTACAAAACAATAGAGCTGTTGTTTATAATTATGTAGAAAACATATGGTCAGTAATGTCTCTTGCACGAAGTTCTTATGCTGATGCAAGCACATATGATGTACCTTACGCAACAGAATATGACTCAAGTGCTACGCCAACAATTTCAAATTTAAACGGTGCAACAAATACTTTTGGTTCTTCTACCTATTATGGTCATGAAATAGGTACGAATGAAATAGCTTTAAACGGAACTGAGACAGCAATACCTGCATTTATACAATCAGGTGATTTTGATTTACCTACAGAAGGAGATGGTCAATTTATGTTACGAGTCAGTAGGTTTTTACCTGATTTTAAAAATTTACAAGGTAATGCAATAGTGACAATATTTTTAAAAAATTTTCCTATTGATTCTGGAACTTCTTCACAATTAGGACCTTTTACTATAAACTCATCTACAAGTAAAATTGATACAAGAGCTAGAGGAAGATTGGCAAATTTAAAAATACAAAACACAGCAGTTGATGAAACATGGAGATTTGGAACTTTTAGAGCTGATGTAAACCCAGATGGTAGAAGATAATGGAACCCGATTTATTAGTACCAGGCGAACAATTACAACCTCAAGGTATAGCCCCTTTAGTAGATGAAGGTATGACTTTACCAGATTTTAAAACAATAGGTGGAAACGTACTTAAAAATATTGCTTTAAATAAAATTGGTGAAAAAATTGGATTAGAAACTTTAGGATCAACTATGTTGGGAACTTCAATAAATCCTTTAATTGGTATTTCTGCCTTAACTGGCAGGTCTGGTTTAATATCTAATTATTTACAAAACAAAAGAATGCAAAAACAAATAATATCAGATCAACGTAGAAATGAAATTAAACAAATTCAACAAAGATTAGATAATCAAGGTTCTTCTACAGGAGATAGAGGAAGAAATGATGGACCTGGTGGAGCAAATCAAAGTGCACCAAGTACTTCATCTCAGGGGTTTGATTCTTCGGAGAGAGGAAAAGCATTACATGGCTAAAATTAACGTGTATGTACCTGAACCACCACAAGAATATAGTGTAGAAGGTTTCAGACAAATAAATCAAGGTCTTGCAACTATTGAAAATCAATTAAATACTTCATACCAACAAGACTTGAAAAACGAACAAGATTCGTTTAATTACTTTATGCAATGACAATAAGATATAAAAGCGAAACATTTGATTTAACAACTACTAACGTTACTCCAGTTTTAACGTGTCCAAGTGATGCAACTATTATTGTTAAAAGCATACAAGCTGTTCATGACACTGCTAGTAATGTAGATACTCATGCAATAGTGACTAAATCAGGGGGATCTGCTGTTAAAATTTCATATGAAGAATTAAATAAAGAAACTGTTAATATGGTTAAGAGTTCTTTAAATTTAGAGGCTAGTGATATTTTATCTATGCAAGCAGGGTCAGCTAATGAAGTCACTGGTATTATAAGTTATGCGCTTATAGATAGATCGCAAGAAAATGGCTAGAAAATTTAAAGATTTTGTTCAAAGAGATAAACCTAGGAAACGACCTAGAAAACACGTGAAGAGCCCAAACAAAAAAAAGAAGTTGCAACACAATAAAAAATACAATAGACAAGGACGTAGACAAAAATGAGTGATATAATTAAAATACCAGCTGAAGCTAAAGAAATTGTTAAACATAAAAGGACTGGTAAAATATATGCTAGTAAAGATGATTTTGATGCTGATGTTGCTGATCCCAATACTGATACTACTGTGGATGACTTTAGACAAGACCTTGAAATCAAAGTTACTAAAGTTACTATGGGTGCTGCCACAAAAAAATAATGCAACCTCGAGGAGCAACAGAAATCCAAATGGAGATGCTCCATAAGCATGTTTCTAAAGAACTACTAGATCAAGTACAAATTTGCACATCAATACCCGGTAAAGTTCCCATAGATCCAGATAAATTAAATATTTTATGGCAAAAAAATTCTTGGGATCAACCTAACCTACAAAATTTTTTTGGAGATAAAGAAAGACATAAAGAGTATGATTGGTATGTATTTAATAGTCATTGGAACTATGAAAAATTTAGATATGCTTTCGATATCCCAACAGAAAAATCTGTAGTAATAAAAAATGGTATAGATAATTTTCCAATAAGAAAGAAATACAAAAGAGGAGGTCCTATAAAATTAATACACCATTGCACTCCTTGGAGAGGTCTAAATGTTTTATTACGTGCGATGCAAGAAATTGAAAATCCTAATATAAAACTAGACGTTTATAGTTCGTGTAAAGTTTACGGATCTGAATTTGAAAAGAAAACTGAGAAAGATTTTGAAGCACTATACGAACAAGCTAGAAAATTACCTAATGTAAATTACATTGGCTATAAACCAAATGAATATATTAGAGAAG